TCAATAATATATGTATTTATTTTGTAACTTATTTATATTCAAATATAGTAAGTATTGGGGAAAGTGTCCGAATCCTTAATTTAAGCACCTTTTTAAGCTCATACAGAGCACTTATATAAACCCTAGTATATATATATCATTATATAGTCATATAGTCGCTAACGCTCTTATATTGTGTAATATCTTTTGTGTCATATTGACATATCAAATTTGGTGTATATATGTCATATTGACGTAAAATGAAGATTGGGTAGGCGTAGATACCAATGCTTAAGAATTCATTCACTTTTGTATCTCCTGTATTCGGTGCGTTTAACATATACCTAACGGTATGTTTAACATATAGGGCACCTCAGCTAAATAGTCAAATATCTTTTTACTTTAAATTGATAATCTAAATTTGAAAATATATTTTTAAAACAAATAGAGAAAAGTAGAAGCTTACAGCGTAAACTAACGTTTACTTGTCACCCCCTTGTTTATATGTAGTAATTATTTCTGTATGCCTAGTACAGTGGTTAGGCGAACCGAAGTTCGTGCTCGTAAAGTTTGAATGATTATGGGGTGTGTACGAATTACTAAGGAGTCATAATCGCAATTTCTAAAGGAGTCTTATTTTAGCCTGTCCAACAACCTTCCGTCTTTAATAGGGGGTTGAAGTATCACGGTATGCGAGTGAGAACCGTCAGACTATTTCTTATATATATAATACGACATTATACAGTTTTTGTTTCACTTACTAAACAACAAAACAAATTTAGATAAAATACGTATTATAAATATAGATTAATAATATGGAAAAAGAATTTAATATTGACGTTCCTTTACATTTAAGAGGAATCAAGTTATCACAATACCAACAGTGGATAAAGATTATGAATAAGTATGAAGAAAATGGTATAGATGATGAAAAGTATTTGAAAGCTAAGATGCTTCAAGTGTTCTGTGCTCTTCCAATCGAAGATACACATAAAATACCTCTACACTCATTTGATGGTGTAGTGCAACATTTAGGAGAGTTGTTTAAGACAGATACTCCACTACAAGTAAGATTCTCAATGGAAGACCCTAAAGGTGAGAAATTAGAATTAGGTATGATACCAGAACTTGCTGAAATGACATTTGGAGAACAGCCATAGCTTTATACATATATAAATGATTGGGATAATATGCATAAAGCTATGGCTGTCTTATTTAGACAAGTAGTCATAGATTATAAAGGAGCTTACGAGATAGCAGAATATGAAGGTACTGGTAAACTAGCATCATTAATGTTAGATATGCCTTTAGACATTGTATTTGGTGCTATAAATTTTATGAAACGTTTAGCAACGGTCTTAGTCAAGGCTTCCCTTCACTCTTCGGAGAAGGAAATGACGAAGGCTCTTCAACAAGCTTACAAGCTAACTTCGGAAGAAAGTACGGATGGTACTCAGCAATTCACAGTTTGGCTAATGGAGAAGCAATTAGAATCAATGAAGCAACGAAGTTAAACGTATATGAAGCGATGATGTTCCTTTCTTATGAGAAAGATAAAAATAAAGTAGAAACAGCACTTATAAGAAGTGCAGCAAATAGAAAATAATGAATAACCAATTTTTAAACGTAATAGACACTGCTAAGGATTTCTTACTTAGAGGACCTTTTACAAACACAGTAACATTTGGAGATTTGTCTGATATTGATTTATCAAAGAAGACTATCTTCCCTTTAGCTCACATAGGAGTTGATAATGTCCAGTTTAACGGACCTGTAGCAGCTTTTGAACTAAAGATACTAGTTATGGATATAGTTGATGATAATAACAACGAGAATGATGAATACGACCAATTCTTTGGTAATGATAATACACAAACTATCCTAAACAACCAAATGTCTGTATTGCAGAGATTATATACGGAAATAACAAGAGGGGAACTTGCACAAGCTCCTTTCCAATTAGAAGACGACATTCTGACTGCTGAACCGTTTACTGATAGATTTAAAAATAAATTAGCTGGTTGGACTGCTACTATGCAGTTAATTATACCAGAAGGTTCTAGTAGAACAAACCCAGATGGCACTGAATGCTAAAACTGGAGCTAGAATGTCTAGAGCTCTTAAAACCGTAGGTGAGCTTTATGTTAACAGATTAAGAAAGAAATTAAAAGAAGATGATACTTATGCTACTGGGTCTTTAGCGGACTCAGTAGACTATAAGATTATAGATGGCTCTGTTGATATACTTATGGCTACATATGGTAAAGCAGTTGAGAAGGGTTCTAGTCCAGCTTCACAGGGGTACCAAAAAGTTAGTACAAGGTTTCTATCAGATATTATGGAATGGATGGAAATGAAACCGAATATTAGTTGGAGTACGCCTGTAGAAAAAAAATCGATAGCTAACGCTATCGCAAGAGGAATTAAAAAAGAAGGTATTATCAAAAGATTCGGCTATGGCAACGGTTCGGATATGATGGATAAAACTTATAACGAAATAGAAAAACAAATAGGTGAAACATTAGCTGTGGCTTATATGCAAGACCTAAAAGAGAAATTAGAAAATTCAATTAAATAATGGCACATATACATTCAAGAAGTCCTTACTTCGTAAATACTACTGATGCTAACCTTGAGTCAGCTCAGTTAGCTTTATATATTTATACTGGTCAGCAAACAGTTGATAGACCTAGTAGCCCAACTTATACGCTACAGTCTACAGCTATAAATAATGAAGTTACATTTGAAATAGGACAATTAATAAACGATAAAATACAATTCATATATGATGGTACATATAGAACTGATGCTGTTTGGGTAGACTATCAAGTTACTCAACAGTTAAATGGTTCTACTAATGTAGAGACTATGGTACAGAAGTTTTCTGTAGATGGATATAATTACTTTAGTGAAGGTGCTAATTACTCTGTTGATAAAGCTTTCTTAACTTCTGTAGATTATATTAGAGCTTTAGAAGGTGAAGATATTGAAATAGGTGTAAATAAGAACTATGACAATGGTGGTGTAACATTAAGTGAAGTATCTACAAGAAGAACTGGTGCTGGTGGTGTTAATGCTTATACTGTAGCAAGTTCAGACTTATCTGGTCAAGTTATACATTATTATACAGTTAGTTATAATGCTAACAATACTGACCTTAGAATGACATTTAGTGATGGTTCTATAGTAGATGTTCCTATTACTTATGAAGCAGAATGTAAGTTTGACCCTTATAAACTAACTTATATAAATAGATATGGTGCTATGGAAGATATGTGGTTCTTTAAGAGAAGTGATAAGTCACTTACAGTAGAATCTCAACAATATCAAAATAACAACCTACAATCTGGCGGTACTTATAATGTTAGAGAAGGACAAATGAAGAAGTACAATATTACTTCTAAAGAATCTATGTCATTAAACACTGGATTCTTAAGAGAAGAATTTAATGAATCATTTACTCAACTTATGCAGTCTGAGAAAGTTTGGATTACATTAGATAATGATTTTGTACCAGTTACAATAAAAGATACAGATTTAGCTTATAAAACAAGCTTAAACGATAAATTAATAAATTACGGAATCGAAATTGAATTTGCATTCAATAAGATGAATACAGTAAGATAATGAGAAGACAAATAGAATTATATGTTAGAGAGGGCAACAATAATACTGGCGATTACGCTAGAGTTGACCTCTTTGACTTTGAAGACATAAACTATACTACTAGAGTAGCAGACATTAGAGATATAGGTAAGGTTCTAACAGACTTTACACATTCCTTTACTGTTCCAGCATCTAAGAGTAATAACCTCATCTTTAAACATTATCAAAACTTTGATATACTTGATGGTTTTGATGCTAGATATAAGAGAGATGCTATTATAAAGATAAATGGAATAGATTATAGAAAAGGTCAAGTATCTTTAAATAAGACTAACTCTCAGAAAGGTAATCTATATTCTTATAGTTTAACCTTCTATGGTAAGACAGTATCTCTTAATCAATTGTTTGGTGAAGATGAATTACAGTCTTTATATGGTGCTGGTACTTGTTTAGATGATTTTAACCACGATTTGGATGGTGATTATGTATCTAAAGGTTTTGGTGAAGGTTATGTTTACGATGAATCTACTGGTGACTTAGATAGAGCCTTTTCTGGTGCTAACTATGATTACTGTTTCCCTTTTATATCTGCTGATGACTACCATTACTACGATAGTGCAGATGGTCCAAGTCCTAAAGATAACGGAAACTTAAGTAGAAATATTCATCCAAGTTCAACATATAATGCAAGTATTGAACAATATACAGGTGTTAGAGCATTTGCTCTTAAACCAGCTATAAAGGTTAAATGGTTAATAAAGTCTATAGAACAAAAATATAATATAAACTTTGATAACTCATTCTTTAATGATTCAAGTAATGATGTATTTGATGAATTATTCTTATGGTTAAATAGAGAGACAGGTAGAATTGATGAGCAAGTAGGAGAAACAATTACTCAACTAGATATGAATGATTTTAGTTATTCTTCTAGTACTCCAACTAGTTTAGGTGATGTTTTAGTAAATACTGACCAAGTACTACCTAGTGGTTCTGGTGTAGGAGCTATAAGATATGAAATCAATTTTACTATTACCCCTAATAACACAGATGGTTTATATAGCTGGTCTGTTAAAGATGGTTTAAATAATGACCCTAAAGGTGGTCAGAATAACGTAACAGGTACTCAAACTGTTACTGCTTATTTTCAAGGTAATGATTATATGAAACCAGTTATAGAGATTAGAACTAACGGTGGTATATCATCTGCTAGTATTGGTAATGTTACTTTAACAAAAGAAGAGTTTCAATATGACGGTAATACTGGTGGTCCAGTAATTATGGGTTGGGAACCTTTAGGTGTTGCTACTTATACTCCTAGTACTGCTGCTCAGAATATGACATTCTCTGCTGGTATTAATATAGGTAGAAACTTACCTAAGATGAAGATTACAACATTCTTAAATACTATATTTAAAATGTTTAATTTAACAGCTTACTTTGAACCGTTAACTGATGAGATAGTAGTAAATACTATGGATGAATTTTATGCTGAAGGAACTAGTTTTGATTTATCAGAATATATAGATTTTGGTAAACAAGAAACTCAGAAAGCATTATTATATAATAAGATTGACTTTGAATATAAAGGTAATGAAACTTTTGCTGTTGTTGCAGCTAATAATATTACTGGTGATGAATTTGGTAATGAAAGAGCTGACCATAATAGTTCAGCTATTGACTCACCTTTAGCATTTGACGGTAATAAAGATTACAAAGTAGAATTACCATTAGAAAAGATGATGTTTGAAAGAATGACTGACCAAGATGATGAAACTATTGTTACAGATGTTCAGTGGGGTTGGATGGCTAATGAAAGTGCTAATCCTATTAAAGGTAAACCAGTATTTATGTATACTAGTAAGTTATCTGGTGCTACACAAATCAAGTTTAGTTTAGTTGATGGTGGCTCTAGTGTTAATAAAACACAGTATATAGTACCTAGTAATACACTTGAAGTTGATGATGAAACTACTCAATCATTACATTGGGGTTCTGAATTCAGTGAATATACTGGTCAAGAAGCTGCTAACAGTTTATTTGAGACTTATTATAAGAACTATATCTCTGACATATATCATATACAGAGTAGATTAATAAAGGTATCTGCAATCTTACCTACTAATATTATATTAGATTTAAGACCAAATGACCAGATAGTTATTAATAATAGAGCTTATAGAATAAATAAATGGGAAACTAACTTAACTACAGGTAAATCTAAGTTTGAATTAATAAACATAGTTGATAATGTTATTATTCAAGCTTCTGGTGGTGAACAAAGTTCTGGTGGTGGTGGAACAACTGACACTACTCCACCTACTGCAAGTATAACAAGTAGTGATGTTACTCACTTAGGTAGTACAACTGATTCAACTGTTACGTTTAACATAACGACTAGTGAATCAACTACTAACTTAACGTCTAGTGATATATCTGTAGGTAATGGAACGGTATCTAACTTTACTGGTTCTGGTACTAGTTATAGTTTTGATTTTACTGCTACTTCTGACGGAACTTGTTCAGTTCAGATATTAGCTGCAAAGTTTACTGACGCTGCTGGTAATAACAACACTGCTTCTAGTTTATTTACATATACTAAGAACGCTGTTGCAAGTAGTAATCCTACTATGACAATTAGTTCTACTACTGTAACTAATGGTGGTTCTAGTGGAACTAGTACTCATACATTTAGATTTACTGCTAGTGAAGCAACTGCTGACTTTAATTCAACAGATGTAACAACTAACGGTTTAAAAGGTGGTATGACATTAGTATCTGGTACTGGTAATACTGTTTATGAAATGAATATTTCAGCTATGGGTAACATAACTATTACTATTGATGTAAATGCTGGTAAATTTACTGGAATATCTTCTGGTAATACAAATGATGCTGCTACACAATTTAGCTGGACTAAAATATAATAAATTATGATTAAGATACAAGAATTAATACATTTACTAAACTCTTATCCATTCTACGGAGTGGATGAGAGTATAGATATAGCTAAGGGGAAGAATAAGTACCCTCAGTGTATGAGAGAATATAAGAACTATTTTAAAAGAAATAAGAAATAATGGCTTCAAGTAAAGATGTAATAAAGTCGTTTACTATTAAAGTAAACACTAAAGATGGTAAAGTTCAAGTTGATGGACTTACCAAATCCTTCCAAGATGCGGAAAAAGCATTGGGTGGATTAAATAAGGAAGTAAATACACTTATTGCTGGTAAAGGTGGTAAAGGTGGTGGACTACAGGATGTAAGTAAAATATCTGGTTCTGCTGCTGCATCTGTAACGGAGATGGGTCGTGTTATCTCGGATATGCCTTATGGTATACGAGGTGTTGCGAACAACTTGTCTCAGTTATCTGCCAACATATTTGGTATACAAAACAAGACTAAATCTTGGAGTGCTACTTTAGCTGCTCTTAAGGCTCAGTTAATGGGTCCTTTAGGTATATTGATTGGTATACAAGCTGTTATATCTGCATTAGATTTCTTTAGTGATAAAATATCATTCGCTACTAAGAAAGCAGATGACTTCAGAAAAGCTGCTGCTAGTGGTGGTTCTGATTTAAGATTGTTACTTAACCAAGTAGAAGCTAATAATATCGGTACTAAAGATATGGCTGAATCTGTAAGAAAAGCTAATCTAGAATATAAAGATTTAAATATTGTATTAGATAGTAACGGTAAGTTAACTGATGAATCTACAAAAGCTATTAGAGAAAAGATTAAAGCTTTAGAAGAATTAGCGTTTGCTAATGCTTTATTAGAAGAAGTAGAAAAGAAACAAGAAGCTGTTATTGAAGCTACATTAGATGCTAGAAAATCATTTAGTCAAGAGACATTAGATAGTGTTGAGGCTTTAATGAAGGCTGATGAGGAAGCTAAAAAGCAATTCTTAGAGAATGGCGGTATAGTAGAGATGTTTTACGGTAAATTAGATGAGTTTGAGGAAGGTTCTACGGAGCAATTAGCCGCAGCATCAATTAGACGTATAAATAGAGCTAAACAGGCTGTAAATGAGTTATCAGATATATTTGGTGACGATGGAATCGTTAATAAAGTATTTAATGGTGATGATAAGTCTGGTTCTGGTGGAAGAAAGAGATTAGATAAGATATTTAAGCAACAGTTATTAGACTTAAGAAAGATTATCTTACAGAATAATAAAACTCAGACTTTAGACTTACAAAGATACGAGAATGATAAGATTAGAATTCAATCTCAATTTGCTCAAGATGAAATTGACTTAAGACAAGAACAATTTGAAGAAAAGCAAAGACAGAGGTATAAAGATTATCTTGCTAGTATTAAAGGTCATCACAACGAAAGAGCTTTAGCTCAAGATGCTAATAAAAAGATGTTAGAATCTATTGCTAAGTCTGAAACTGAAGCTGGTGAAGCTAAGTTAGCTATTAGACAAAACTATGCTAATAAGCTTAGAATGTGGGAAGAAGAAAATAGGATTAAGCAAAGAGCTACTACTGCTACTGAAGCATTAAGTGTTATGAATAATGCTGAAGCTTTAGCTGACCCATTTGCTGCTGATGCTAACAATGAGTTAATGGAAGCTAGAAGACAAGCTAAACTTGCAGATATTGATGAGAGATTGAAGATGGAAAGAGTTGGTACTGACCAATACTATAATATCTTAAAAGAAAGACTTGACTTTGTTAAGAGAGTTAATGATGAGGAATATGCTAGTGAAAGAGCTAAGATAGAAAAGAAGAAGCAGATAAATATGGAGTATGCTGGATTTATGGCTACTTCTGCTAGTATACTTAAGAATATTGCTGGAGAGAATGAAGCTATGCAGAAACTTGCATTAGTTGTTGAAAAAGGAGCTGCTGTTGCAAAGATTGTAATTGGAGCACAAGCATCTATAGAAGCTAGGAAAGCACAACATAACGCTATACCTACTTTTATTAACGTTCCTACTCCAACTGGTATGATTAGTATACCTAACCCAGCTAAAGCTGCTGATAAAGCTGCTATGTTAAAAGCTAACTTAATGACTAAAGTTGGTGCTGGTTTATCTATCGCTAATATCCTTTCTCAGACAATAAAGAAGAAAGGTGGAATTAAAGATGGTGGTAAAGCTGAAGGCGGTGGTAGAGAATTTGACTTTAACTTAGTAGGTTCTACTGGTGAAAATCAATTAGCTCAAGTAACTGCTGGTCAACTAAATCAACCAGTTCAAGCCTTTGTTGTATCTAGCGAAATTACTAGCCAACAACAAATGGATAATACAATTCAAACCAACGCTAGTTTTGGTGACAATGACTAACCATATATAGTATGACAAAAGGGCGTAACAAATATGCCTTTTTGTCGTATTATAAGTATACAATATTTTATAAAATGGAAAACTATAATAACGAAGAAATAGAAGTATTTGAATTATTTATTGATGAGGATGCTGATATGGGTGGAATCGAAGCTATTAGTATAGTAGAGAATCCAGCTATAGAAGAAGACTTTATAGCTTTAAAAGAGCATAAAGTACAGTTCGCTGAATTAGATACAGATAAAAGACTTCTAGTAGGACCAGCATTAATCCCAGATAAGAAAATTATCAGATTAAATGCAGAAGGTGAAAAATACTACATATATTTCTCTAAAGATACAGTAAGAAAAGCTTCTGAACTATTTTTAACTAGAAACAAACAGAATAACAGTACATTAGAACACGAAGTTGAGATTAATGGACTATCTGTTGTAGAATCTTGGATAGTAGAAGACGCAGTTAAAGATAAGTCAAGAAAATACAATATGAATATGCCAATTGGTACTTGGATGGTATCTGTTAAGGTAAATAACGAGGAAATATGGCAAGAATACGTTAAAAGTGGTGCAGTTAAAGGTTTCTCAATAGAAGGATTCTTCACAGATGATAAGCCTAGACCACAAGAAAGTATTAAAGAAAGAACGTCTGATGAATACGCAGACTTATCAAAAGTATTCGATATAGAGGACTTGATTTTAAGTTACGAGGGTGTAGAACTTAAATCTTACTCAGATTACCCAAAAGCAGCTAGAAATAATGCTAAAAGAGCTCTTAAATATAAAAAAGAGAACGGTTCATCTTGTGGAACAAGCGTGGGCTGGACAAGAGCTTCACAATTAGCTTCTGGTGCTGCATTGAGTAGGTCAACTATTGCTAGAATGGCTAGTTTTAAAAGGCATCAACAAAACAAAGATGTACCTTACAGTGGAGGCTGTGGTGGTATTAT